CTGCTGACGCTATGGGTCATTCTCTTCTTCTACTTTGGGGTCCTGAGTCTCAGGGGGATTTCCAACGCTGGATCCAACTTGGGGGACTCTGGAATTTTGTGGCGCTCCACGGTGCCTTCGCCCTGATCGGGTTCATGCTGAGGCAGTTTGAGATTAGTCGTCTAGTTGGTATCCGTCCTTACAATGCAATTGCTTTTTCTGGTCCCATTGCTGTCTTTGTTTCTGTATTCCTCATCTACCCTTTGGGTCAGAGTAGTTGGTTCTTTGCTCCATCCTTCGGTGTTGCAGCAATCTTCAGATTCCTACTCTTCCTCCAAGGTTTCCATAACTGGACCCTGAACCCCTTCCACATGATGGGAGTGGCAGGCATCCTGGGCGGCGCACTACTGTCTGCTATCCATGGTGTCACAGTAGAGAACACTTTGTATCAAGATGGTGATGGAGCAAACACGTTCAAAGGATTTGAACCAACACAAGAAGAAGAGACCTATTCAATGGTTACAGCAAACCGTTTCTGGTCTCAGATCTTTGGCATCGCGTTTAGCAATAAGCGTTGGCTCCACTTCTTTATGTTGTTTGTTCCTGTTATGGGTCTTTGGACAAGTTCCATCGGTATTATTGGTCTTGCTCTCAACCTTCGTGCTTATGACTTTGTTTCACAAGAACTGAGGGCAGCAGAAGATCCAGAGTTTGAAACCTTCTACACGAAAAACATTCTATTGAATGAAGGACTCCGTGCTTGGATGGCTCCAGTAGACCAACCACACGAATCATTTATATTCCCAGAAGAAGTGTTGCCAAGAGGCAACGCTCTGTGATATAATACGGGGGTGTTAACACCCCCATTTTTTATGGATATTAAAATTTTTACAACGAACGGTTGTGGGTATTGCACCAAGATGAAGGAACTCATGGAACGGGTGGGTCTTGAGTACAAAGAGTATCGTCTTGGTAGGACTCTCACTATGGAAGAGTTCCAAACTTATTTCCCAGACCACACTAGTTTCCCCCGACTGGTTATTGACGAGAAACCTATCGGTGATCTCACTGAAGCAGTTCGATACTTCGTTGAACGTGGAATGCTTTCTTCATCGAGAAAGAAATGAGTCAGCGATTGAAGATAAATAAAGGTGTGGAGCTAATGCTCAGGAGGGAAAAGCAAGAACCTGAAACCGAACCCACAGGATTCAAATTTCATCACAGAATACACCTCCTAAAGAAAAAATTTAACTTCAAACTTGAATTTACTTGGGAGGAAGATAGTAACTAAGGAGTATTACTATGACGACCCCCGTAATTTTATTCTTCTCGACGTTGATCACAGCACTGTTTTTTGTTGTGGGAGTGACGATTGGATGGACAGCAAACGACTTCCTGTATAATATACTAGCGAAAGACGATGTACTTCATCCTGAAATGTACGACGAAGATGGTATGGTAATTAATGAAGAGCTTTATTCGGTGAAATTTATCAATGACGAGGATGAGGATGATTATTATTGACATGAATCAGATTATGATTAGTAATCTGATGGTCCAATTGAAAAATCAAGAACTTAATGTAGACTTGGCAAGACACATGGTCCTGTCTTCATTGTTTTCTTATGAGAAACAGTATGGGGAAGAGTACGGCGAGGTTGTCCTGGCATACGACAGTAAGCATTACTGGAGAAAAGAAGTCTTCCCCTACTACAAACAAAATCGAAAGAAAGATCGAGAGAAGTCTAGTCACAACTGGTCCAGTATCTTTGAGGTTCTGAACCAAATTCGTGATGAGATTCGAGAACACTTTCACTTTAAAGTTTTAGAGGTACACGGAGCAGAAGCAGACGATGTAATCTCTACTCTTTGTAAGAACAAAGGCACCCAGAAAGTTTTGATTCTTTCAGGAGACAAAGACTTTATCCAACTCCAGAAGTACCCTGGTGTGAAGCAATTCAACCCAATTATGAAGAAGGAGGTAACCCATAATGATCCCTACACTTATGTTAAGGAGCATATTATTAAGGGTGATAAGTCTGACGGCATTCCTAATTATCTTTCGCCTGATGACACCTTTGTTGCTGGCGTAAGACAGAAACCCATTAGTCAGAAGAATCTTGCTAAGTGGGTGAGGGAAGGTCCTGGTCAGTTCTGTAAGACAGAAGAATCACTGTCTAACTATCAAAGAAACAAGCAACTGATTGACTTTGATTGTGTGCCTGAAGAGATTGAAGATCAAATTATGGATCTTTATGAGTCTCTAAATAATAAGGAGAAGCAACCCCCGCTAGAGTATTTCCACCGTCACAAGTTGAACACTCTAATGGAAAAATATTTCTTTCGTACCCCGACAACTTTTACAAAATGAAACTACTTATTTCTGAAGTGCTGCAGAAGGTGAGCAATGCCAAGACGAAAGCACAAAAAGTTAAACTACTGAAGGAGCACAACACCCCTGCTCTTAGGTCTATCTTGATTATTAACTATGATGAGAGTGTAGTTTCTATGCTCCCTGATGGCGATGTTCCTTACGTACCTAATGATGCTCCTGCTGGTACTGAGCACACGGTACTAGAGCATGAGTATCGTAAGCTCTACTTGTTCTTTAAAGGTGGTTCTAGTTCGCTTAAGCAATCTAAGCGAGAGTCTTTGTTCTGTCAGATGCTAGAGGGTCTTCAGGAAAGTGAAGCAATGGTGCTGTGTCTTGCCAAGGACAAGAAACTCCAGAAGAAATACAAGATCACTAAGGCGTGTGTTGAAGAAGCATTCCCTACTATTCAGTGGGGAGGTCGTTCCTGATGGGTAAAGGTTGTAAGATTCTTCATCAAGATTGTGACCCATCGCTGGGTCAAGATCGTTCCCTGCCTTACACCGCCTTTCTAGTTGAATATTCTCAGGATGGTATAACCAAGTTTGATATTGTCACCGCTGCTAAACAAGTTGACATTTTTGATGACTACTGGGATAAATATCGACATGACTTCAGGAACATGTCACAAACTGAAGGTAGAGCCAACCCCAAACTTTGGAGTCCTAAGAAGTAACATGGCAAAGCACGGTAGACAAAATACTTATTGTATCCAATACTGGAAGGTTGGTGAACCTGAAACTCTACGAGTGCTGAGGTACTTTAGAGAAGACATGACACCTGTCTGTACTAAAAAGTATTCTGAAGTTCTCTTCTATGATACACTTAAAGATGCTTTAGAAGATGCTAGGTATCTAATGGATCATGGGTACGGTGTGAATTTTAAAAAATGTAATAGGGCTAGGGGAGAATCTTTCTGGTTAGTGTAATGGGTGATCATTTTTTATTAAACCTTTACGGGTGTGACGTAGAGAAATTAAATAACGAGAAGTTTCTCGTAGAAATGTTTGAGCAGGCAGTCGTCGAAGGTAAGATGACCCTGCTCAATTTAATTACACATAAGTTTGAACCTCAAGGTATTACAGCAGTAGCATTGTTGTCGGAGAGTCACATTAGTATCCACACTTGGCCAGAGCAAGGGTCTTGTGCTGTGGACGTTTATACATGTGGCACAACCGCTCGCCCACGCTTGGCGTGTGACTATATAATAAAGGAACTGGAGTCTTCAGACCCCAGAGTTACACATGTTAAGAGATTATAAACTGTATCAAACAATACAGTTGACAGTCTCTATATATTAAGGTAGAATACTACCATCGTTCATCTTATGCTCAGCATCCTGCTGGCATTGACCCTTGTCCATCATGCCGACGACTCACCTTATGGGTGGCACATGTCGTGTGAAAGGTTCTTAGAAAGAAGAGTTGAAATCCTTACGGATGAAAACTTGGATAGACGATCTAAGTATAACCTTTTAGGTTATCTTAAATCTAAAGTAGAAGGTCAATGTACTGAGATCTTAGTGTAAGACGCAAGTAAGTCGCGGAACGGAGCGTTCATCCCATGCTAGCAGAATTACTTCTGTATACTACACTCAGTTGCCAACAAACCGACGCATTAATGCTGAGGATTAAGGCAAATGACAACCTTAGTGACATGCTTAAGGTTGAATTAGTTGAGACTCTAAGAGACTCGGCACCAGAATGTGATTGGTATTGGGACGCAAACGACTGAAGGAACGGGGATTAATAACCTCATTTCTTTAGGAGACCTACAATGAACACCCTTAACATCATCCGCAAGCAGATCAACAAAGCTGCTGCCCTTCACGACGCTCAGATCACTCACACTACCTATCGTGGTGTGAAGTATGACACTAAGTGTGTGGAAGCAAAAGATACCCATGGCGTCTTCTGCTATCGTGGTACATCTTATAACAAGTGATCGCCATGTACTCACTACAAGTAGTCGGACTCATGTCCCTAGGTTGTGTGGCATTCATTGGCATGATTTATGGAGAACTACTCCTTCTTAATAGGGGGTAGACAAATGCTGAAGGTCAGGTTTGAATATGACCTTCCAGAATTTGATCCAAACAAACACGATCCAGATAAAGTCTTTGGATTTTTGACTTATCGTGGAGTACATTATGCCAAGTGGATAAACTTAAAATCCCGAGGCGATAACAGCTGGAAGATTAGTAGAGAGGGGTGACCCTCTCTTTTTTTATCTTTACACACTATGTGTAGTCTAGTATACAAAAAATAAGAGTTGTTGTTAGTCATACTAATTCCGTTAGAATTTGCTGACAATCTTACTAGATAGTAGTAGAATTATGTGAGGTGAAACCATGAACCCTTTCCTCCCTTTGTCATATGTAAACGATATGGGGGTGACTAATGCACAATCTCTTATCAAGAGCTCAGTTAAACGAGTGGCGTCACTTGGAAGATACTATCGATGATTTGGCAATAGAAAATCAAAGAATTGCTGATTACTACGAATGTCTAATTGAATGTGATGCCCTAGGACAACAGTCGTGTAAACGAATTTGTCGAGGTATACTTATGAACTAGATTTTCTACACACAGAGGAGGGGTTGACACCCCTCTTTTTTATGTGTATAATCTGTAAAACTGTACACATATATGGACAGACAAAAACTAAAACTTATCGTTAAGAACCTGGAGTTATTGGTTGACAGTTTGAAGTCTGAAGTTTATTCAGACACCGAAGCCTACCGTCCTAAACTAGATCTACAACAGGACGTTAGTAAATTTGGATTCAACTATGATGAAGGAGACGACGATGGATACCCAGACTAAACAACCAAAATCACTCAAGCAATACATTAAGTGGTTGACTCAAGCACTAGAGAAAAGTCACTTGTATGATGCTGAAGAGTATGCTAAAATCAAGAAGGAGTTGTATCAAGCAAGACAACTTCGTAAACTAGTACATGCCAGAGAACGTTCACTTTATGGATTTGGATACATCGATGAACCAATCACCAGTTCGCCTGATATCAGTGACTCCCGAAGCGGAGAAGACGATGGGGTACGTAGCGAGAGTATCGAACCCGAACAACCAGGAGAATCCGAAAGTATCGGGACTCCTTAGTTATTGTATTAAGCACAACCACTGGTCTGTGTTCGAGCAAGCGTTCATGACCCTGGAGATCTCTACCACCAGGGCAATAGCAGCTCAAATCTTGCGTCATCGTTCGTTCACATTCCAAGAGTTTTCTCAACGGTATGCTGATAGTTCTTTGCTAGCAGAGAAACTGCCTTTGTTTGATCTTCGTCGTCAAGATACAAAGAACCGTCAGAATAGTATCGATGACATC